GGCAGTCCTTTGACAGTGCTACCCTTGGGTCTCTTACCATGACCCACATTGTGCCATCAAACACGGGTTGACATTGGCAAAATGAAATCTTCTCAAAGGTGTAGACTGGCTCCTCCACAGCCATACTAAATCCGTAGGAGTGGAACCAGTCATACAATCCATCCATAAACAGTGAGAGATCAGCGCGTTCAATAATGGTGACACTATCATCACCATCGTCGGCAAGCCTGAACTTGATGCCCTTTGAATTACAGTAGGTGTAAATCAACCCACACATGATTAGTACATTTCCAAGAGCAGTGTTAGAATCACCTGACATTCTATTTCTATCTACCTTGTAGATGATCTTTCCACTCTTTGTGTACCCGACTCCTCTATTGCGTCGCTGCAATCTAAGTAGCCGGTTGAAGTACTTATCACGCGGGTAGAACGACTCATAAACACTGTGCTCCCACTTCAAAGCCTGGTGGGATACGTGCTCATCGAATCGTTCAGCATCAAGTGAAATTGCAACGGGATTTGAGAACGAATCCCAATGTTCCCGAAGCAGCTTCCCTCGTTTTTCACTATTTAGTCCTTTGAAGACTACATCATGCCCAAATACCGCATTGATGTTTTTATAAATCTTTTTCTCAATAGGTTTTATATACCTCCCTGTCTCCACAACATATCTAGGGTTACGTGGTTGAATAACCCTAGGCACGGCGTCTGGCTTGGCGGAGAAGTTGTACTTCTCGCGTTTTACAAATGGCCGGATCGTGCTGAGTTTGTCATGAAATCCATATGTCATGTTCTCATCTATGGCCCTTTGGTAGATTACCCTTCTTCGATCCTGGAATAAGTCCACAAATGCTTGTGGTTTCAACGGGGTGGAAAAATGGGTGTACTCTAGCAATGCCTTATGAAATACTGACATTTCATGAAACTTTCCCTCAGCAGGTGATGGCGGTTCTTTGAAAACCCCGTCTTTCTTTATATAAAAGACGCGCTCCAATAACGCTCGCTCCAAAGTGTCGAGATTGTTCTGGTAAACACCGTAATTCACTTCATTTGACAGGTAATGAAAGTGGTCCAGCATACGGTGTTTTTCGGGGGCCCCTAAGAAAGTTACTACCTTTAAATCGGGATGATCAGGGGCTTGTGACTGTGCACAGATCATCTCTGGTAGCTTTCCTAGGCACCCCTAGGCGGTTGTCGGGCTGGTCCGGGAGCGACGCTCACCGAACCAGTTAAACAACCAACCTCTCTCTTTAGTGTACCAGGTAGCATCCCGATCACGGATTCTGTCTAAAACAGCCCGCGAATTCCTAAACTGTGCTGCCTCAATGTCCGACCAAGTCGGTGTGAACACGAGTTCAACAGCTATGGGGAGGATGTGCCTTGTGTGGGAGGGCCTAACCCCCCTAGCGACACACAAGGCATTCAGTTTGTGTTTTGCAACCATACGGTTTGCAACACTATCAACCTGTATACCTGGTATACTATTAACGGTCTCGGCTACTATGCTGGTAATAAATGCCGACCGCCTACGTGTTCTATTATGTACGTCATCAGCAGTGATATCCTCATCTACTGGGTGGTCAATAATCGTCACAATCTCCGAGAACTGAGCTTGTGCTTCATGGGATAACCTACTCCCATACCACCAATCACGAATTTTCTTGATGGTTTTTGATGGACCGAATGTAAAGAACTGCCCAAGGTCAACAGTTTGACCCGGGTCGAGCATTCCAGTGGCATAATGATAGCCACCGACATCATCCATGATCCCGATATGGTCATAAACCGAATCGTTACCAAGGCTATGTGGTCCAAAGGACAAACCTACGCCTAAATCTACTTCGTCGTTGCAATCGCTTCTTGCTATATCTGGTAGAGTGGGCATGGTCTCAATG